CTGCGCCCGGGCCGTCTCGCCTTCCTGCAGCGCCTGGATGTCGGACGTGTCGTACCACAGCCGGTTACCGCTCGGGACGTCCATGATCTGGGAGAACGCCCCGCAGAACGACCGCCAGTGCGGACGGCCCCACAGGTTCGCGAACTTCAGCATCGACTCGGCGAAACCCCGGCCGGCGCCCCTCAGCGGCTCCAGGCCGACCAGGACCCCCGGCACCGACCCGGCCGCCAGGATCCGCTCCACCCCGACCGCGGACACGCCGGAGAAATCCATCTGCGCCAGCGAGTTCCCGATCACGGTCACGTCGGCGCCCTGGTCCAGGATCAGCGTCTTGAACGCGTTGTCGACGCCGCCGTACCGGGCGTGCATCCGCTCCCGCACGCTGTCGACGGTGCCCGGCTGGAGCTTCTGGGCGTACCGGATCAGGAGATTGGGCGAAGCTGAATTTTCTAGGTACTTGATCTTGTACCGGGTCAGGCCGTCGTCGCCCTGCACGTCCCGCATCACCGGCGTCAGCCAGCTCATGCCCCGGAAATCCGCCGCCGGGTCGGGCACCGGATGCCAGTGCACGCACTCCTGCGCCGGGACCATGAACCCGCGGCCCCGGTCCAGGACGCCCTTCGGCGGCTCGTGCCAGTAGCCGACCGGCCGCCGGTACCAGCCGCCGCCGTCCACATTGACGACCTCACTGACTATGGTCGTCCAGTCCGGACGCAGGCGGACCAGGCGGTCCTCGCCGGGCGGGTCCCACGTGTACGAGTTCCCCGCCAGGGACACGTCCTGCTCGGCGCGGGCCAGCAGGTCACCCGTCGTCGACTCCGGGCCGAACGGGTGCTCGATCTTCGCCAGCGACGTGTTCCCGAACAGGTGCCGGTCGTCCAGCGCCTGGTATTTCATCACCGCCTCGGAGAACAGCGCCATGCGGATGAGGATCGCGGCGAACACGATCGACGACGACGAGTTGGCCTGCTGCGCGAACTGGGCCAGCTGCGGCAGGACCGGCTCGCGGTCGGGCGACGCGTAGGAGGTGGTCAGGACGGCCGCGCCGCTCGCCTGGCCCTCCCAGTAGCCGTCGCGCCTGATGAGGCGGTCCCAGAGCCTCACAGGTCACGACCGATACTGAGCTGCCCGTCCGTGCCGACGTTGAAGGTGCCGTCTTCAGCAAAGAGCGCCTTGACGTCAGCCAGGGGCATCCCGGCCAGGCAAACCCAGCATGAGCAGGGATGCGCGGACGAATCCATCTCGCCGCAGTCATCACAGCGCCACGGCGGGCACTCGCCGCAGTGCTCGCTGGGCGAGATATCCGTGGGATCTCCGGTCATGCCGGTCTTCGTCTTGCCGCAGCCCGCGCAGGAAAGGATCGGCGTCGCCGCTTGCTCAGCCGGGCTCAGTCTCGCCCACTGCTCGCCCGTGACGCTCACGCGGCGTGCCGCGCCTTCTCCAGCACCTGCGCCAGCGTCGGCACCCCGTGCACCTGCGGCTGCTGCCCGCCCGTCCCGTCGTCGCGGCGCAGCGCCCAGAAACCCACCGCCACGCTGTCAGCGATCACGCACAAGCCGAACCCCAGACGGCCGGTCAGCCACCCGCCGGCCAGGATGCCGGCCAGGGAGATAGCCAGGAGGACGGCGGACAGGCGCATCAGGTCACCTCGCGTTTCTCGCGGCCGTCTAGGGAGTTGTGGACCAGCAGCCAGCCGACCGAGCCGTCGTCACGCTTGACCGGCTCCGGGCGCGGCCCGCACGGGCAGTCCCCGGTCAGCTCATGCTCAATCAGGTCATGCAGCGGGTGAACGTGCAGGTCATCAGCCGTCACGGGCGCTCCTACACCTGCCAGACGCCCGGCGTGGCCAGCTCCTCCCAGCGGCAGAACGCCCAGCAGGCCAGCGTCAGATCGTCACGACGCCGGGATTAGCCATCGACTCATGGCGGCGCAGACCCCACAGCCCGAACGCCGACGCGTTCAGCGGGCTCATGTCAGCGGCCACCTTCCGCCTCTCGAACCCGAACGCCGTCGCCAGCGGGCGCTGCGCCGCGAACGTCAGCGCCTGCTCCAGCGCCGGATGCGGCGCGGCCTCGATCAGCCGGGCCTTCACCGCCCCCCGGAACTGCTGCGCGGAGGCGGCCACGTCGACCGCCTCCAGCTTGTGCACCCACACCCGCTCGCGCAGCGCATCCAGGATCCCCGCGCACGGCATCGGATCCAGGAAAACCCCCGCCGCGTCCGGATCCGCCTCATACAGCGAGCCCAGCGCCTCCGGCAGGTCATCCGCCAGCTGGTAGAACACGAGCTCCACCCGGTACAAGCCGCCGTCGCGTGACCGCACCTCCGCGACAGAGCCCATCTCGGCGTCGGGAGAGAGCTCCACACCCCACGCCCGGCTCACCGCGGCCTGCCGAAGAACTCCCGGACATCATCCGGGCTGAACAGCTGGTACGCGCCATCCAGCTCAGACGGCCACGGCGCGCACGCCAGCCGCTCGGCCTTGAACCCCTCGCGGCCCAGGCTCGCGCGCTCCTCCCGCATCCGCTCGGCGGTCAGCCGCCCGGCCGCCGCCGCCGGGTTCGCCGCCAGCCACATCCGCTCATCCTCGATGTCGCCGTCAGGATCACCGGACCACTCCAGCCAGCACAGCCGCCGCGTGTCCCCGTTCAGGACCCGGTGCCGCAGCCGCGACAGATGCCACGCACCTGATCCCGGCCCGGCGCACGCGTACACGATCTGCGGATCCGGCCGCGCAGACAGCGTCGGCAGGAGCGCGGCCATCTGCTCGCCGCTCACCGTGTGCGCCTCGTCCATGATCACGCAGTCGGCGCTGAACCCCCGCGCCGACTCACGCGACCGGTTCATGAACCGGATGCGACTGCCGTTGGTGAACTCGATCGCCTCCTCGCCGCCAGACCGCCGCACACGCCGCACCTGCCGGCGTAGCGGCGACCCGGCGAGCAGGTCATCGGCGGTCCGGAACAGCTCGACAACCGTGCGCCACTCATGCGCGCTGACGATGATCAGCCGCTCGCCGAACAGCAGGCCCCCGGCCAGCGCCCGGATGCCCAGCATCACGCTCTTGCCGTTCTGCCGCGGCACCACCACGGAACACTCGAACGCCGACCAGCGGCCCCCGTCGCGGGCCAGGCAGGACTCCAGCGCGTAACGCTGCCAGCCGTCCAGCTCCACGCCGCCGAGCGCCGCCAGGCCGATGGCCGCACTGGCGCGCGCCGGGTCACCGCGCGGGACGGAACTGAGCCTCGGCTCAGGAAACTCTCGCGGCCATCTCACGCAGCTCATCCATCGGGTCGGCGGCGGCCGGCTCGGCGGCCTCGATCGCCTGCAGGGTCGCCCTCAGCTCCCTGGCGACGTCCGCGCGCTCGGGGCTGGCCTCGTGCGCGGCGGCCAGGCGCCGGGCGAGCTCGATCATCTCGGCGCGCGGATCCAGGTCGCCGACTGGCGCGGTGATCGGCCTTACGGACGCGAGCCGCCTCGCGGCGTGGTCTTCGCAGCCCTGGCGGCACAACGAGTGATCGCCGGCCTTGTGGCGGCGGTGACGCCGGGCGCGGACCGCGTCGGAGTCTGCCACGGTCACCTCCGTCACGTAACGTAGTCACAGCGCGCGCGGCGCGTGGCTGCGGGAGTCCTGTAGTCACACCGTGACTAGTAGGCGATTCGATCGCCGCAGGTCAGCGACTCGCGGCTGGCCGGGGGTGGTAGATCAGCGGGTGGTCATGACCCCAGGCGGGTGGTCACCGGTCATCAGGCGGGCAGTCACAGGGTGACCCTGGTCACTGCCTGTAGCCTGCCTGCCGTACGGATGGCGGCCATCCTTTCGCCTGCCATCTGTCCGCCTGCCTATGCAACCGTCACATGCAATGCGCGCTTGTCATGCGGCCGGCTTGAGTCCATGCGCCCGCCACTCGGCTTCGCACTTGCCGCACAGGTCGATGTATCCGGGCTCGCCTTCGTGCACGACATCGGCCGGGAAGGTCCAGTGATATGCGGATGGGGAGCCGCATCCGCTACTGGGATGCAGGGAGCTGCGGCATTCACATACGCTGCTCACCACTGCCTCGACGTCTGCCATGCCCTGATCCTGCCACGCATCTTGTTGCCCCTGATCGCCCCGTCTGCCAGGTTGTGCTTGGCGCAGGACAGGCCGGGCAGGTAGCCGGTGCGGTCGGCGGTGTGCGGCAGGTGCAGGTGCCGGCGTGCCACGGCCAGCGGCCACCACCACATCTGCTCACCGCCGTGGGCGCACCTGTCGCCGGGCCGGTACAGCAGCAGGCGGCGCTCACGCTCGGATTGGTGGCCATGGCCGTAGCCGCGCTGGGTGGTGGTGCCGTGCCAGCGTACGCGCGCGGCCATGGTCAGGTGCCTGCCGAGACGAGTTGCTTCCAGCCGCCCCGCTGAATCCAGGCGACGGCGCGAGCACCGTCATCATCGGGCTGAAAGCGGTGGCACGGACCGCACAGTGGGACGATGTTCTGCGGCCCGTCGAGACCGTCGTAAACCCGGGCGACGAGATGGGCGCGGTCCAGCTTGCATGCCGCGTCCTGCCACCGGATCCTCAGTGTCGCCGCCTGGGACCCTGCCCTGTCGCCGCAGCCGAAGCAATGAGGATTGCGAAGGTCGACGTCGAACACGTCGTCGCGTATGTACCAGTACTCCGCTATCTGCCACAGCGACGGCATGACGCGGTTGCCGCGTGGGGGTAGCCAATTCGGTCCAAGTACGTGGCGCAGGTAATGACGCGGATTCCGGGTGACCTCGGCGATGGCGGCAGGAATGGGCAGCCCCGTCCTGGCCAGTGCGCGGATTCGCGCGTCGTCCCACCAGTCCGTGCCAGAAGCATCGGCGAACGATACCGGTCGCGCCATGGTTACCTGGTGATGGTGCGGCCGGGGTGGTCCATCGCCCCGGCCATGGCGTCGCGGATCCGGTCCTCATCGGACGGCGCGCCGGGGCTGAGCGCCTCCACGTCGCGCCATAGCCATTCCATCGCCGCTGTCACCGGTTCCGGCAGCCCGTCGCAGGCACCCAGTGCCTGGAGCAGGGCCACGACGGACGCGTTGAACTGCTGGATCTGCGGCAGGTCCGCTATGCGGACGTCCACCGTGACGGTCTTGGCCATGGTCACACAGGCCGGCCGCGGAACAGGCCGACGAGGTAGGCCAGGGCGATGATGCCGACCTCGATGACCAGGACCCATCCCTGCACAGTCGTCATGGCCGCCTCCGGGGGTCGTAGTGCTCGTAGCGGTACTGGGGTGACGGGCCGCGCCCGGCCATGGCTGACGCGCCGCCTTCGCAGTGGGCGGTGCGCGGGATCGTGTAGCGGGCCATGGTGCCTGCCTCTCAGAACAGCGGGGTCTCGGCCATGGCGGCGGTCCGGACGTGCAGCAGGTCCCAC